TGGACTCAGACTGCTTGATGATGTCTTCTAATGTGAATGATCCGCCACCATAATTCCCTCCTGAATCTCCACCGCTGGAAATAATGGCACTGTATGTTCCGTCTTCACCTTGCCGTAAACTAGATACAACATTACCGTTCTGATCTAACAGAACCGTCTCTTCAGCGCTGCCGCCAGAATCTCCACCGCCGCCACCGCCCCTTATCTCAATCCGGTATTCGTCCATTTCAATCCTTTAAACGCTGCGGATGTTTGCGCTAGTGACAATGCCAGCGCTTAGCTCTGCGGCTTTTAGCTGAATCTCAGCCTCTAGCTCACGAGCCTTAAGCGCCATTTGTGCCTCTGTCTTTTCACGCATTAGCTGTATCTCTGCGGCTGCTTTCTCACGCTGCAATTGAATCTCAGCCATTGCCTTCTGTTGTGCTGCCTGTACATCTGCCTGTGCTTTCTGTTGGGCAATCTGAATCTGTGCTTGTGATTGCTGAATTAGAGCTTGAGTAGTTGGGTCGGGCTGTGGCTGCTTAGGCTGTGCAAGTTGCGCCTCAACCTCAGGAGTAATCTCCTTAAAGAACTCTGCGCTGTCTGTAAACCCTGCTGCCTCAATAAACCGTCCTAGCGTGCCACGATACTGTCCGACAGATACTAGCGGGTTGTTAGGACCGAACTGTTGCAGGATTGCCTCTTGTTTAGCAAGCACCATCTGCAACATAGTCATCTGCTCGGCTTTCGAGCCTGTACCCAAGCCTACGGAAATATCTATATCGTACTGATTCGACCACTCACGAGGGTCTACAGGCACATACTTGCCACGCAGACGCATAACAGTAGGCTTGTCCTGATACTTGCACAATAGCTGTAGGATGCCTTTAAACAAGCTCTTAACGCCTGTCTCGGCAAAGATGCGAGCCACTAGCTCTAGCTTGCCCCCCGCCGCAGCGGTGGACGCAGCAACAGCCGCAGCCGTTACGTTCTGCAACACATCTGGGTTTAACCCTTGTTGCATATCCGATACGCCTGTGCGCTTTGCCTGTGCGTCATCCAAGTATTGCAACATTGGAAACGCTTGGGCGATAACGCTTGGCACTTGCATGGGTACGACTGCGTTTGGAGATTTCATGCGAACCACGCCGCCAGGCGTAACTGTCAGCAAGTCATCCAAGTTAACCTGACCCTCTACAGCACCGACTCTGGCATTGTTAGACAGGTAAAGGTTATCTAGCATCTGGCGGACAACAGTAGACTTAATCAACTGAATGTCCATACTGCGGTCTGCCAACGATTCGCCAAAGAACTTGTGCGGAATCGGGATAGGGCAGAGCGAGTGGAAAGGATTGTAATCCGTCTCTACGTTGCTCAGAATGTCTGAACCCGCATAGAATATCTGACGCATTTCAGCAATACCGTCACCGTCATAGTCCGTCATGAGATAGGCTTCGTACACCTCAATCTCTTGCATACTATGGTCAAGTGATGCCTCTTCGTCCGGCTGCTCACCTCGACTGTATCGTGCCAATCGCTCGTCTGTGAAACTTAGGTCGTTATAAGACGGTAAGTTTTCCACAATCTCAGGGTCAAAACCCATAGCGATAAGGTCTGAACGTGGCAACAGCTTACGGTGTGCAACAAACGGACTGTCAGCAATTGATCTTGCACGCTTGCTGATTAGGAACTCTTCGGGCGGCACATTCTCTACCTTGACTGCGCCATGTTGTGTACGTTTTGCGACAATTACATCATTTGTTTGCATAACGATAGGCTGTCCATCCATGCCCATCTCTTCTACTATTGTGGTGTCTTGAGCTACAACCTCACGGCTACCATCCGACATTAGGAGCATCAACTCCTCGTCTGTCAGCCCACGGTATTCCTCTTTGGTTACATCTTCCTTGACATCCCAATAGCACTTAACCACGCCATTCTTTTGCAGGAGAGCGTCTTTAAACCAGTTATGCAGGATCGTAAAGCCTGGGTTCTGCGAGTAGAACACCCAATTACAGTAATCCGTAGCTTGCTTAGCGCCTTCCTCATCGCCTGGTCCCTTTGGCGCAAAGCGAACAATATCGTCCGACTGAGTAAAGACACGCACGAGCTGGGGCAGAGCGCCATCTATAGCCTCGGCTACCTCTCCGGTAACGATCTGACTACGACTTGGTTCTCGCCTGAGTTGTTTCCGTATCCAGATACCCGATTGCGTTGTCGATTTCGTTTTCCAGAATCGACTTCAGTTTCCCATCGTCCATACATTTCCTCAAGCGCTTGAACACGCCTTAATAAATTATCGTACTCTTCACGAGTTACCGGATTGCCTCGGCGTTCTACTAACATCAGAATAGCCCTTGTATGCCAACACCGACAGACGGACCTCTCGATCCCCGCCCTAACATTTGGTTAATATAAGCACTCATGTATAAGTCCTCAAGCATCTTCTTTGAGTATGTAGCGCTAACATCCTTAGCCGCACCTTGCATCCGTGGGTCTGTAGTAACACCACCACGCACGCTTAAGTTACCCTCACCAACTGGTAAGTTGTAGCTTACGCCAGCCATCTTCTGACCAAAGGTAGGCATCATCCCGCCTTGTAGTCCTACGCTGCCGACAGGCAATGGAATATCGCCTTGCAACATAATTTGTTTGCCGTCTGTGCCAGGCATATCAACTTTTTGCTCGGAAAGCAGACCAGGCGGTAATTGTTTGGCATACGAAACAGGATATTCTTTCTGCTCCATGCCAACGGGAGTGCGTAAAACTTGATCTTCTAAATCGCTTGATCCCGACATATCACGGATCATCTGACTTTCTACACGAGAAGCGGACAACGCCTCACGGATCATCTTAAGCAATTCCTCTTGAGTCATTTAGACCACCCACTTAGTATTAACAATGATAGGCTTACCCCATCCTGAGCCTCGCTCGTCCATACCTACCGCTAAGTAGCGGAAAGCATCTGAACCGTGGCTCGACCAATCGTGCAAAGGCTTGTCGAAAAACACTTGTCTCTTTTCGTCAAACTCTCGCCTATAGTTACGCAAACAATCCAATCCTTGCTTAACCTGTGGCACATTGAAATAACACCTCGGCAGCAGCCTTCTAACGGCTTGTATGCCATCATCTACGCCTAGCCTACCCACTACCGTACAGTCTAGCCCAGCGTCTTGTAGAACCTCTAAACGGCTCTTACCTGTGCCTAGCTCTCTGACCTGTACATCGTGCGGCAATAGCTGAGGCGCTTTGTGCCATCCTCGGTTAGTCAACTCCCGAACGTACCAATCTAAACCTTGCCCATGATTCTCTATGTAATCCATGAGCCTTACTTCGTTATTAGCCAACTGAGCGACCCAGATAGATGTACTGTCACCCATGCCCAAGTCCCACGCAACAAATGTCTTGCAAAGGTCATCACGCTCTATCTTGTGGTATCTACCGTCAGCCTCTAAACCGTTGAGTATCTGCCCGTAATATGAACCCTCCACGCTTGCGGAGAATGAGCACTCAAACTCTTGGTTGTACTTATCCTCGCCCATCTCACGCTTGGCGGCTTCTAGCTCAGACTCAAGTACAAGTTTGGTCTCGCTTGCCTTAAACTCAAGCATCTTCCAGTTAGGCTCTACCTCTGCCCTATCCCGTAAGTCCTTAAAGTGGTTTTGCCCTTTAGGTGTGCCGATAAACATTGCCCAGCTTTGGGGAGCACGATCCGTTAATGCGGGTCGTACAATCTCATTCCATATCTTAGGGTTTTGGTCTGCAATCTCATCTAAGATCACGCCATCAAAATACTGTCCCCGCAAGCTATCTGGGTTATCAGACCCGTATAACTGTATGCGCCTATCCCAAAAGTCTACACGCATCTCGGCGATATTAACTTCTGCGCCTAGCGGTCTTGTGTAATGAAGCAGGTAATCCCACGCCACCCGTTTAGCCTGGCTGTATGTAGGTGCAATATATGCAAACCTTGGGCGCTCTCTCTTGCACTCAACAGCAGACTTGATAAGCTGGTTGATAGCCGCAAGAGTCTTGCCCATACGCCTGTGAGCAACCACCACCACAAAGCGGTTAGACTCCATCGCCTTGTGTATCTC